CTCGAACAGGGCGGCCACCCTCTCCTCGCTCACCGGGGTGCCAACTTCACAGCCATGCTCTTCGTCCTCTGGCAGAATCAGGTGACCGATACCGCACGTCGGATAGCCAAGGTGGTCGAGGTACACCTCATGCTTGATCCCCTCTTCCCGCTCAAGGATTTCTCGTAGCTGATCACGCATGGGCTAACGGCGAACCAACGCCTTGGTGCGGAGGTCTTTGATGCCGCTCAAAACTTCATTGGAAAGTCTGGCCACACCATCCAAGGCCCTGCGCTTCGCCGCAGGCGAGGCTTGCGTGTCCCATTGGATTTGTTTCTTGAAGGTTCTGAGTCCATCAAGCTGGGTCTTCAGGATTTTAATCTGCTCGGCGTGCATCTCCAAATTAGCACGGGACGTGCGATAATAATCCTCTCCCCTGAAGTCTTCTCTCCGCTTCAGATTGTTGAGGGTGGTGTTGAAGATGTCCAACTCCTCGTAAAGATCATAGAAGGTCTGGATCGGCCCTCGTCCTTCATTCTCTTGCAGGAACCGGCCAATCACAGGCCATTGATCCAGCCTCCTCGTAGGCCGTTCCGGAATGCCAGCGGCAATCCTTCCCGCAGAATCTGCTGCCATCAAGGCATAGGAACCCAGCGTCCCAACATACCCTCGGAAAATATGATCGATCTTCTGCGCACTTATCCTACCACCCTGTTTATCCACGGACTCTGAGAGCATGATGGCGAACGGGGAGGCGTATTCAGGATCGGCTAACCAACCTTCGTTCTTCTGGTCCCAATAACTAAGGATAGGCTCCCCTCTGTAAATGCTATGATTAAACACGCCCTCAACCACAGGAAGCGCCCATTGTGGGATCGGGTTGAAGTTCAGTGTTGAAAATGTATGACGGCCCAGGGAGTTCCAGGTTTCCCTGCCATCGGATGAGCCGTCAATCAAGGACATGATCCGCTCTGGAATAACCTTGAACAGAACGCCAACTTCAAATGGGATGGGGATGCGTATGGCGGGAGAGTTCTTGCTCATGCCTACCCACGTTGGGGGAATGATCCAGTAATTATCCTTTATGTATTCAGGTGCGTTGTGATACCAGGGGTCGTCTTCCTCATCACTCTGAGAGTGATAGAGATGGTAGGCTGCTGTCAGGGCAACGATGGTCGCCGCTCGGAAGTAGAAGTTTTTCCGCCGTGCCTGCTTGCCCCAGTCAGAAATCTCACCCTTTGATCCCCTGTATAGAACATCCAGCCCCTGGATACGGGCATTCATAAAGGGAACCACCGCCGTCAGGTAACGGATAACGGGACTGGCTCCCTTTCTGGAGAAGTTAATCACTTCCAGGGCCTCAAGCGCAGCCTGCGCCTCATTGCCCGTCGCTTCCAGTACGGAATTGTAGACGGCTATGCGTGTCGAAAGATCGGATGCCCCGGCAATCTTGTCCCAGCCATACCATATGCGGCCCGGTGCATCGCGCATCCTGACCTTTCGGCCTCTCTTGATGTGGGCTTCAAAGGATTTCTTTACATTCTGAGGATCGCCCTTGAAGTCGTAACCACCGTACACACCCATGCCTTCCAGCGCACGGGCACTCACCGTACCCATGAGGGCCTCGCCATAGCCGCGCAGGGTGCCGACCACTGGCATCACGTCAACGCCTGACGTTGTCCATGACGTGAGCGTATCGCGAAGCATGTTGGCGGCCATGAAGCCGGGGTCCTTGGTGACCAGTTCTCTTAACAGTTGAGCAGGCAATGCTTGTAGCCCAAGAGATGACATGCTGACATCGTTGGTGACTGCCAGAGAATCGACCAGCATCCGGTCTCCAACCCAGTACCATTTGGTCTCGCCATTCACCCTTATACCAATCTTATCGGCATGAGGTGTTGTAGGAGCTTCCTCATCTGATACGGGGCGAGCCATCGTGTCGCCCAGCAAGCGCAGGTCCCTGATGCCACGGCTCACAGCCACGTTTGTCATGGACGATGTGATGGCAGCGCTGGCATTCATAAGGATGGTGCTAAGGGGGTCTTGGATTCTCTGTGAGCCTGCGACAATCGTAATGATCGCGTTGGGGTTTAGCTCGGCAAGCTCATCGGCCCGTTCCAGAATTTTTCCGCTGCGAGATGTATATGAACCGGTCGTGTCGGCCACGTTGTTGACCATCACCCGATACACTGGCTTTCCGCCTTTGAGTTCCTTGGGCTGCTTGACGTTGTAGGAACTTGGAAAGAATTTATTGTTGTCCCTGTTTTCAAGACGCTCAAACAAGGTATCTCTCAGGGGGTCTCCCTCAACGGACAGCACCTGATACTCAACACCCTCGTCGGCGTAAAATTCCCTGTAGAACGGCAGGTAATCAGCGTTTTCCTTCCAAAGCTCACCCATCTGCTCGGAGATGACACCCGTGTCCACCATCAGATTGACGAGGGCATTGTTCCATAGCTGATATTCCTGATGGGCACGCTTGATCTCAGGGAATCTCTCGGCAAGTTCCTCAAAGGCCGCAATCGTGTCTTCCGTGAAAAGTTTTTCACGCTTTTCTGCTATGAGTCTCTTTGCCCGCATGGCCCCTGCATAGGCAAAGAACTGTGGCAGCAGCCCTGCGTTATCCAACCCCTGAAGGATGCCCACCAGACCCTTGACATTCTCCGGACTCTCCCAGCTTACATCTTCTCCGGTGACCGGATCGATGTAGGCTGTTCTTCTTATCATCTCCCAGATTTCTTCAAGGCGAGCCTGTGCGATATCATCGTGCCAGTGGTCGAGGGCTTTTGGATCGGTGGACACGAACATGCCACGGGAATAGATGATCGGCGCTTTGGTAAGTGCAGCCGCGACAACCCCTGATGCCCTGGTCAGCAGGGCCATCATTGCTCCCGTCGAGGAGTCTGCCATGATCTCGTCAACCAGCCCCTCTTTCGCCAACTGTTTTGCGTAGACCTTTCTGCCTTTCAGCCAAGGATGGTTAGCATCCACAGCCGCCGTGCGGAACTTGTCGCGTTTATTAAAGAATGAACTTGAGTCGTTCGAGTTCAGGCCAAGCCCTCGCATGATCTTCTCAAAGAAGGTCTCTTCCTGCCCGGTATCGAAGTGCTGTTCATGCAGCTTCTTCTCTTCAGGGGTGTAGTTCTCATCAAGCCCCCGCTTCACGCTGTACTTCTTGCGTAACTTCCGGTTCACCCGCTCATTAGGCTTGGCCTCTCCCGCCGCACGCTTTGCCCTGTTGGAAGAGGCGGGATTGATCTGCACCATGATCTTTGGAGCGAGCGCACCCTTATTCGTAGACAGGGCAAAGGCCGTGGTCAGGCCGAGAAATGTTTTGTTTATAAGATTTGGATTGGCTGCTATGGCCTTCTTGTATCGGTTGTAGGACTGCTCCTTGAACACCAGCTTGCCTGGAACACCCCAGTCGGGATTGTTCCATTGGAGAACAACGGCACTCCCGCTTTGGCGAAGATCAAAGTTAGAGGCCTCTCGTGTGTTGCGGGAAGTTTGATAGGCGTTGAGCATCCCTTCAACGAAAGACTCCACCGAATCAAATGGGGTGTTCTGCTGAATGTCAGGCAGATGCTCATTCGCATGGCGGATACCGAAGCCGTTATAGCCCTGCTTCAGATCGTCCCATTCATTATGCCCCTTCTGAATGACAACGCTGTGAACTTCCCCCTCCCAGACCAGGGGTGTGGGCGCTACATAGGTTGGGGAAAGAGCGTCATCTGCAAACCTTTCCCGATAGTCTCCTGTCCGGATAGTGCCGCTCCGCAGCGCAGCCCTGATACGCAGGGCTTCCTCTTTGGTTGGGGCCGCCCTCTGTTCTCTCTCTAATCTCTCTCGTTCACGGGTCTGCCTGCTTTTCGGTCTTCTGACAGAGTAGCGTCGGGCTGGTCCTCTTCTATCTCGTTCAGCACGTTCGTATCTTCCGGTAAGTTCTTCAGCCGCTTCTCTCCGATTACGAAGCCAGCTTTGAAGATCGGGTCGTCGGGTCTCGCTTCTCTCATTTAAGAGTTCCTTTCCATCAGGATCAGCAGCCCAATCATGGACTGGTCCATATTCACCTATAGAACCAAACTTCACAACCTCTTTGATCCTCAACCCACCAGCACGTCTCCCTCCCTGTTTAGGATCGAACTCGGCAGCCAGAGACAGGAACCTATCATCTGGCATGAGGAAGGGAATGTTCTCCGCGACACGGGCACTGTCCCACGGCACCGCATCCATCTCACCGCTGCGGTAGTTAACCATAACCACACGATCAGGAGCTACCTTTGTATAGCCCACATCACGACCGTAGACACGCCGAAGCGCACTGAAGAATTGCTTCTCCCTCGTCTTCGTAAGGGGCACATCGAAGACAAACTGTATCCCTTGAGCGGCATCATCTCCGCGCACAAAGTACTGGACTGGACTATAGGATTTCCCCGTCCTTTCTGCCCTTGCTTCCTTTTGTGCTTCTCTCTGAATATAGCCTTGCAGAATATCGACAGCTTCTCCATACGTTCCGACTGCCCTCACAACCTTCCCGGTCTTCGGGCTGACAATCTTGTATGATTTATCAAATTTTATTTTCGGATCGGCGCGGAAGATGGGCACCGCATCCTGTCTGAAGATATACTGGATGGCTCGCGCATAAGCATAGGCGAGTCTATTGTCGAAGACCCCCTTCGGCTTTATCGGGACTAGCCCGGTAATAACACTCGGACTCATCTTCCCCTCATAAGTACCTGTGCTACGCCGAAGATTTCCCAGGGAGACCCCCAACTGCTTGGCGAGAAGATCGATACCGCTGTCGTCAAGAAGAAGCTCGACCGCCTCCTCCGTGAAGTCCCGCCGATCAAGGACGGAGGCTCCATATATGGCGGTGTCAATTTTATCTGACGGGACTGCCTCCCAGGTTACGTTCTGGGCAATGCGCTCGACCATGTCCTTGAAGGAACCTCTGGCCGACTCTATGGACTTCGCCGCATCTTGTGGGCTTGCCTGAAGAGCATTGCGCATCCATATCTTCATGTGACCGGCACGCTTGGGGCCAAGAGACTGAGGGGGGTGGGGTTTTCCGCCTTTCCCTATGGTTGCAAACCCGCGCCTCACGCTTTGCGCGTTGGTCTTGTCCTTGATGGAGGGAATTTCCGCCCGACCCTTGATGGCAGACCACAATGCAGCCTGCACCTGATGCGGCAACCATCTGCGGTCGCCGTCTTTCAGCTTGCTGTTCAGGACGCTCGCCATGCGCCGTAACTCATTCTCAGAGAAGCTGTACTTGCCGCTCCCCCTGTCCTGCGTTCCTGCCTGATCAACATCATAACCAAAGGCGCGAAGAACCCACAGGTCAACGGTTGCCTTTTTAATTTCCTTCAATACGCTTGAGTCCAGATTAAGCTGGTCAAGTTCCGCTTGGCTGGCGTTATTCACAATGTCGTGCATGATATTGAGGTAGAAAGATTCTGTCTTTCTGCCGCCCCAATCCACACCATGATCAAGCCATCTTTGAGCCTTGCCGTCCTGATCGGAAGTCTTCACGTTAACAGGCTCACCGTTCTCCCATTGGGTAAACGCCTTGATGGCAAAGCCGGTGTTCGCAAATACGCCTGACTGCGGGGAGTATATTGCCAACAGTCCAATGAATCTTTCTGCATCTGCGAGGTTGCCGCCAGAGATTTCCAGGGCGGTTCTTGCACTATCCTCGTACCAGAACCTGCCGCTTATCCCTTCATTCACAAGCTGTGCGATCCGCTTCCGTAACCGAACCATGTCGCCGGATGTCTTCACCCACAATGGGGCACCAAGAATCTTTCCAGCCTTCGTGCGCGAGGGCTTTAGCCTCCCCCACTCGGCATCTTCCTGTGCCCCTATAGCACTTCCCTTGACCTCATCGGTTGCGACCTGCACGCTGGCGCTGTCTGCACCAAGCCGCCGCACTGCTGCGCGTACAGGTATTTCT